AAAGCTATTAACTCTACCCATAGACCAAGCTGACATTGGAACTCGTCTACTCCCTGCTGATAAGAAAGCACCCTGTCCTCTACGATAAACTTTCGCTAGTGTTCCGTAAGTATATCTCTTTGATGCTTTAGCTTTTCTTTTAAGTGTTGCTTGTACTTGTGCTGATAAAGGTTTTCTTTTAATTGCCATTATGCTTTAGTCCTTGATCTCAATAAAGACATGGGTATGCGTTTCCCTGCTTTGTATAATGCTGATACTCGTTTGATTAGTCTGGCTCTTTTCTTTCGTTCTTCTTCTTTTTTAAGACCAGATAAATACTTCTTAGGTACACCTGTTTTTTTATCTTTAGGAACTTTGCGTCTTTTACTCTTCGGCAACTTCTTCACCCTCTATTGCAGGTGTTGAGAATTGACCAATAGGTCTAGGTTTTGCTTCTATCTCATTGTCTATATCAGCAATCTTTTCATCATCTTCTACAACTGCTCTTGCTATTTGTTTATCTACTTCTTTTGCAAATGTATCTGATACAACTCCAGATGCTTTAGCTACTTGTAAGAATTGTAAATCAGCAGCATAATCTCTGAGATTAAAGCTATCTGGGTATTCTATTTCACCATCAAATTCCTTATCTTGCCACATAGCAAATAACTTCCATATCTGTTCTTCAGCATTCTCTAAATAATCTGCTTTCTCTGATAATCTAGCATTTAATAATTCAAACTCTGTTTTTAAAGCGATAGCAGAATTTACTGTTTTTTCTGTACCTCTAACTGATCCCATATGAGTTACTCTATTAATAGCATCTACTTTCATCTCTATGTTTGACATAATACCATCTAATGATTGGGAACTAGGTTGAATGATATAAGGTTTTAAATTGGAGTCTAAATCTTCTGGCATTTCAATGATAGATCCTGCACCTGCACTAGCTTCTACATTAGGTGTTTTCACTAAACTAGGATGATTAGATAATCTAATTAATTGTTCTATCTCTGAGTAATCATTATAAATAGCTTTTTGTAGTTCAGCTACATCTTGTAAATCACTTATACCAATACCTCTCTTTTGAGATTTCTGGTTGTATAAAATAACAGCAGGTATCTCACCAATCATATTAGGCATTTCATCTACTAGTGTTGGTTGTGCTGTAGAATAGCCTTTATTAAAATCTTTTACTGTGTATGTAGATATATCTTCTTTACTCCATACTCTAATAGTTGCTACATCATTCTCTAGGTTTTCTAACAAGGTTAATGTAGATAATTGATATCTTCCGTTTATCATTCTATCAAAAGTCCAATTTAAGACATTCTCTGGGGTATAAACAGATAGGTATGGTCTAATGTCTAGCTGTATTTCTTCTGCTCTGGTTTGTGTTACCACAGCAGGTTTATCCATGATTGCCCAACAAGTACCATAGATAGATGCATTGATTTGCATTTCTCTAATTATATTGTCAAATGATCTACCATCTAAGTCTGCATCTTTAAGAAAGTTCTCTAATTGTTCATCTCCAGATAGACTGCCATAGTTTCTTGTAGGTGGAACTCTAAATAGAAATGATGAATAGATTTGAACTACATTTTTACAATGATTATCAATAGGGGTATTGTTTTGCCTTTTATTATATTCTTCATCAGTTTCTAATACATATCTGTTTAATAGATAACCATTCTGGTAGTCTTGACCACCCAGATAAGATAATAGATGAAAGTTCCAATCACCAAACTTTGACTCATAATCGTCATGTCTGGTAGTTAGAAAATCTCTTGTATAATTAGCCATTAACTAAACCTCTTTGGTGGTGAGGGTTTGAAATCTCTTTTAATGGGGTATAAAAACTCAACTAAATATCCTAGTGCATCATTCATATGATCGTAATTGTTTTCCTTATCTGGCAAACTCGTTCCTTCTTTATAAATTTGTCGTTCTATACTCTTTATCACATTCTTACAGTTATTTGCAATAAATAATGTTCTCAATCCTTTTGCATTTTTTAGTTTCGTATTAACTGCATTAATCCTATCTCTAATTAATGGATGTGCGTTTCTAACTCTTACATTATATCCTGCGTTTTTCAAAATACTTAAATCAGTTCTTCCCCCTGCACTTGTTTTTCTTTGCTTTGATGCAGGATCTGGATATACAAAGATGTGTTTACCAGAATAACGATTATTGATTTCTTCAACAAGTTCATCAGTATTGCTACTGTAAATGACAATTTCATCATACACATACAGGTTGTCTTGTTTTACTTCTGATATAACAGCAGATACAGGATCAATATTAAAATCTATTCCAATATGAATAGAGTTAGTTGTTGTTACATATTCGTCTATGACATTCTCTTGTCTATCAAAGTTGTAATATATCTGGCCAGAATATTTCTCAAATGATGCCATATATTCTTGTTTAAATGTTCTATCGTCTAGGTCGTTCTTAGCTTGATCTATTTCATTCTGTGATACTTGACCACCATCTAATGTAGTGTATTGAAATGATTGCCAATTCTTATCAGAGTCTTGTCTTGTAAATAAATTATAACTCCAATTACCAAACCCTCTCGGTGTTCCTAAGAATAAAGCTGATCCTTCTCTGGATTTATCAGATAATGTAGGTCTTAGAACTTCATACCATGCTCTCTCATCTACATCAGAGAACTCATCCATACAGATAAAATCTAACCCAACTCCTCTAAGTGAATTAAAGTTATCGGATGATCTTAGCTGAATTAATGATTTGTTTTTAAGTGTGATAGATAGATCAGAATAGTTTACTTTGCTTATCCACTTATGTTTAGTCATTTTCTCCACTAATGGATCAAGCATAATATCTTTACACATTCTAAATGTCGGTGCTATATACCAGACCTTCTTTCTTGGATATCGTGAGAACTTAGCTAATTCATTTAGGGCCAGAAATGTTTTACCAAACCTTCTTCCTGTAATAAGAACTCTAAACCTTGCTTCAGAACTAAATACTTCTTTTTGTGCTTTAGATAATGGCACTATTCTACATTAAATGGTAATGGTGAGTCATCATCTTCCATCATTCCATTGTCTGATTGACCTAATATATTCTTACCTAACCAAATAGCCATAGTAGAATTACCACTCTCAGCAATCTTCCATTGTATCTGTCTAAGCCTAATTTTTTTCATACTTCTGCCTTTTGTCAAATATTCGAAATAACCCTGTCTAATAGTTGCTTCACTACAGTTAAAAAACTCAGCTATTTCTGTATTAGTACACCCAAATGAAGCAAGTTTCTGTACTTCATTAGCATCTATATCTAATTTAGGTCTAGCCATTTAATAACTCAGCTTTCTTTCCTGTGTAATCTTCCCATCTTTTAATGATTACATCTATATATTTTGCTTCGTATTCCATCATAAAACAAATTCTATTTTTTTTTTCACAAGCAATAAGAGTAGAGCCACTACCACCAAAAATATCTAAGACCTTTTTATTTTTAGATTGATCTGATAAAGCTATAGATATTAATTCAACAGGTTTCATAGTTGGATGAACAGTATTTTTCTGTCTTTTTAATTTCCAAACATCCCCTCTTAAAGTATTTTGTCCTCCATAATCACCATAGTAGTATATTAATTCATGCTGTTTAAAGTATTTATCTAAATGCTGTGCAGGATTAACTTTATCCCAGACTATCATCGCTTTTGGTTTTCTACCTATCAACTCCATAGCTTTTTTGAAAAGGTGACTATATTGCCAAGAACAGCAGACATACATAGTTTCACAACTATATAAAGTATTTGTTAAAAAATTAACAAAGTCATCATCATTCATTTTGTCGTTTTTTATTTTACCTTTTTTATCTTTAACACCTTCATAATCAATATTATATGGAGGATCTGTGAAAACCATGTCTGGTCTAGTTCCGTCTAGTAGTTTTTCTACATGATCTATTATACTACTATCCCCACACATCAATCTATGTTCACCAAGTTTATATATATCCCCTAGTTTAGATTTAGGCTCATCTGGTAGTTCTGGAACAGCATCATCATCAGTTAGTCCTGCTTTTTCACCTGTAATCAAACTCTCTAATTCATCAT